ATACTATGAGTTTTATCAAGATGGTCACAGATATCATGGCTATGAGTGTGGTATCTGTGGTAAGCTATTACAAACAGGGTAAGGAGTAGACATGTACACAATTAAGCGAGTGAGAATAGATGAGGACGTAGTAGAATACCAAGTGACAGATGGGGAAAACTACTACCCATTCTATGATAAAAAAGAAGCTGAAGAATGTATGGACAATCTAAATAAAAAAGGTATAATTACACCTGAATTATTAAGGGACTTAGGACTATGAGTTATGATGTAGTAGGCAGTATGTTTGATGGGTTGTCAGGCACTATGATTGCCTTACACAAGAAGCTTGGCATTACACCAAGAGAATATCATGCCTTTGAGATTGACCCATATTCTAGTGCTGTGAGTCGATACAACTATCCTGACATTATCAGGCATGGGGACGCTAGAAACTGGAGAAATCTAAAGGGGAAGATTATAGACTTATTCGTGGCAGGTTTCCCTTGTCAGAGTTATAGTGTGGCAGGACTACGGCAGTTCCAAGAAGACCCAAGAGATATGTCTAAGGTTTTACTAGATGCCTTGCGAGGTCTCGCCATTGACAAAGTATTGATAGAGAATGTTGCGTCAATGCCTAGTGAGTGGCGAGATTACTTCACTAAGATATTCAAGGATATATTCCCTGACATAGAGTGTTATGAGTTGAATAGTGCCAACGATTCGGCACAATCACGCAAGCGATTATATTGGACAAACATTAAGTTTACGAGGTCAAAAGACAAGGGTATTGTACTCAATGACATACTCGAAGATGGTGGTATGGCAGACAGAGACAAGTCTCATTGTTTAGATGCCAACTACTTCAAGGGTGGTAATCTCTCACACTACTACAATAAGAGTAGGAGACAAGTAGTGTTCGATAAGAATGGCTGTAAGCAAGTCGGAGAAGCAGACCTAAAGGGTTATGATATAATCAAGAGGGTATACAGTAGGCAAGGCAAGAGTCCCACTCTCACGACTATGCAAGGTGGGTGGCGAATGCCTAAGGTAGAATGTGGTCAGATTATCAATCGCAAGATTAATCCTGAGACAGGCAAGAGAGATGACTACAACCCTAACATCAAGGCAGAGCCACGCATTGAGACTAGGAGTGACGGCAAGACAAACACACTCTCCACAGTACAGAAAGACAATGTGGTGGTTAATCACGAGCAAATGTATTGGAGAGCATTAACACCATTAGAATGTGAGAGGTTACAAACTATTCCAGATAAGTATACAGAGTATGGTACATTCTTGGACAATAGGGACTACACAAATAGAAAGACATATAAGAAAGTTAGTAACTCACAAAGATACAAGATGCTTGGCAACGGATTCTGTGTAGACACAGTTGCTGACATTTTGAAAGGAGAAGTACATGAGTAGAGAAACCATATACTTCTTGGCAATCGTGACGTTCTGTTATATAATGGACGTTACAGTTAAATATCTATTTTAGAGGAGAAAGATATGAAATTAAACAGACAGATAGTAAAAGACTTTAGAGCAATATTAGATGACATACTCAACGATAATGAGAGTCTTGAACAGTTTATCGTTAAGGTAGGCAATGCGTCCTTTGATGATACAGAAGTGACGTTCAAGGTTAATCTCAGGCTCAAGGGTGCAGAGACTAGAGAGCAGAAAGACTTGAGGAGATATGCAGAGATGGACAAGGTAGACACTTCCAAGATAGCAGAAGTCAGAGGAGAGAAGTACTCGCTAATTGGATATAGAGTAAAGGCAAGGTCAAGACCTTATATCGTGCAGAACTTACACAACGATAAAGAGTATATATTCACAACGGATATGGCTCAGAAATATTTTGGAGTAGAAGTATGAAAGCATATTTGATAGACCCTGAAAAAGAAGAGGTGACAGAGGTAGAATACTCTGGTGACTACAAGGACATATACAGACTAATAGACTGTTCCACGTTTGACATCGTAGGTATCACTCCGAAAGGAGATGGTATCTACATAGATGACGAGGGACTATACGCAGAGAAGAAACATCTGTGGTCTTTCAAAGGTATCCTCCACAAGAATCACCTGTTTAACCTTGTCAACAAAGGACTTGTGTTAGGCACGAACATTGTGGGAGACAGTATCGAACCTGACCTATCACTAGAAGAAGTACAGAGGAGAGTTGTATGGCATTGGTAAAGAAGTATGCAGTAATGTTTGAACCCTTTGAGACAGAAGGATTAGAGTATGTCAAAGAGGGTTGTGGTGCTATGTGGGACGATAAGAGTCCTATCAAAACCTTTGACACCAAAGAACAGGCAGAGGTGGAGATGAAGAAGTGGAACACAGGAATAGTAGTGGAGTATGGATATGAAAACAATTAGTATAGAGCCTAAGGATAGAATAGAGTTACTCAGGTATGTCAATATGCTAAGAGAATTAAACTGTAATACATCAGAGAAGATACCTATCTACTATGAACATGTTTGTGAGTTAGAGTCCCTTATGCACAAGCTATCATTCATACTAGAGTTTGAACAACCAAAGGATAGACATGGTGGTTGGTATACAGACTATCAACTCAAAGAAGATTTACCAGAGGAGAAATCGAATGACAAGACCCACTAAAGAAGATAGGAAGAAGTATGACATCGACTTTGCAGGAGACTTGAAGTTTGGCTTGGGTATGGAAGATGAAGTCATAGCCATGTTCAAAGACAAAAAGATAGAGGTCAAGTCTGAGAAAGGTATGTGGCAACGTACTGGAAATATCGCTGTGGAATACGAATCATGGGGGAAGCCGTCAGGTATCAATGCTACGGAGTCTGACTATTGGTTTCATAATCTGTGCATCAATGGTGACATATATGCCACACTTGTATTTAAAACGGAGACACTACGGAAAATAGTTGACTCACTTGATTTTATCAAAACGGTGAAGGGTGGAGACCACAACGCATCTAAGATGTACCTTGTAAACATTAAGAAATTATTCTCCAGTGATGTCATCAAGGCATACAAGGGTGTTGCAGAAATGCAGCAGGAAAATAAATCTGATGAAGAGTGTTGACAGGATTTATTATTACTGTATAATATTACTTTATGTAATACTTAAAGTTAACCTTAACTCCTTCTACTTTAAGTTAATTATAAAGAGGTGAAGATGAAGAAAGATTATTGTGAACATTGTGGTAACTTCCTAGATGACAAAGGTGTTTGTTTCGAATGTCAGATGGAGCAGGAGCAGATGGAAGACATGGTTAATCACCCTTCCCACTACACTAAGGGTGGTATCGAATGTATAGATGCCATGAAGTCAATGATGCACGGTGCTATTGTATCTGTTTTTATAGGGTATTGTTGGGGTGCATCATTTAAATATCTTTGGAGGTGGCACTACAAAGGTAAGCCTATTCAAGACTTAGAGAAAGCTAAGTGGTACATAAACAAGATGATTGAAAAACTAAAGGAAGAAGATGAAGTACACAGTAAAAACAAAACTTAAAGACGGCTCTACTGTTTACCGATTCGTTCCACCAAAGGACGCTAAGTTATCAGGTGTCGTTAAGAACAAAACATTTCAAGATGGTAGGACAGCACGATACGAAATACCAAAACTAATTAAGGTGGTCGAAGACTTTAGGAAAGGTAAGATACTGGCAGGTAACATAGACGTTAACAGTAACCTACGTCAAGTTCTTGCTCACTACTACAAGACAGGTCAGTTTAATTCGTTATCTTTGCACACGCAGAAGACATACACCTACGGCTTCAACAAAATATGTGTGACAAAGATGTTCGGCAGAGAGTTGGGAGACATAACCCTAAAATACCTCACTCCCACTCACTGCACCGAACTGTATGAGACTTGGGTGAAGCAAGTGAGTGTTGACAATGCTAATCAACTCTCCAGAATCTTCTCTGTCCTGATAAACTTCTGTATATCTCTTGGTTTGATGGACAGAAACCCAATGTCTATGGTTAAAAAGAGGTCACACGAGCCACGTTCTGTCGTATGGACACAAGAACAAGTAGAATTGTTCGTGGAGACAGCCTTTTCACAGTTTAAATACAGAAATATTGGATTGCTTGCCCTACTTTGCTACGAATGGGGACAGAGACCTGTTGATATTCGCCTATTAAAGTGGTCATCTGTAGACTTTGACAACAAGATGGTGACAATCAAACAGACTAAGCGTGGTGCAACGGTACAACTACCTCTTGAGGATAAGTTAGAGCAACTACTACTCCAACAAAACGAGGATTGGGGATTCCAAGATTATGTATTACCCTATCAGAGACCCTCAGACGGTGCGTACAGCGTCATTGAGCATTTCCAAGTGTCTGCCCTTGCGAATGAGGTAAAGGCTCTCTGTGGTCTTCCTAGAGAGTTACAGATGGGAGACTTGAGAAAGACAGCGATAACAGAATTGATACGCAGTGGTGTTGACCAACTGGCAATCATGTCTGTGACAGGGCATAGGAACGTGCAGAGCCTTAACCCTTACAACAAACATAACTTTAACACAGCAAAGTCTGCACTAGAAATGAGGAGAAAATGAGTGACGATGTAAAACAACAAGCCTTGGAACAGGCACAGCAAGCATATGGACTATTTATCTGGTTTGTGAAATGGTTTAGTTATGTAATGATATTTATGATTGTTCTTATGTTTATGAATAATTGGTTTGACGATGGCACAGGCAGCCGATTCATGCCTGACGAGATTGTAGACGAGCAGTATGACCCAAAAGGTTTGAATAAAAAGAAAGGTATATGATGAATAAGCCTTATCACAACAAGGGATTCTTCCCTGCTTTCACAATTATTGTCTTGGCATTCTTTGTATTGCCTTTGATATTAATGATGGGTATGGACGATACCTTTGAAAGATTTACAAACAAATACTTTCCACGAGCAGAGTGTTGGGAAACAGCAAAGCATGAGAGAGTATGTAAACGATTTAATAACTGTAAATTTATGAGGAACTTTTGCGATGAGTGAAGGACAAGCATTAATAAGTATGATAGTGTTGATGATTGCATGGACACTACTTCTTAACTTTATACTTAGAGGAGTAATATTTGTATGAAAAAATTACGTAGTCCTCTTACAAAACAAAAGAAAGAGTTTAAAGAGTACGTGCAAGATTTAATAGTAATAATAGTTGTTGTAACAGTTATAGGTGGTATGCTAGTATATGCACACTATGACATAATAGGGATAGTAAACGGATGATATTAGAGACAGCGTTAATGTGCATGGCACTCAACATGTACCACGAAGCAAAGAATCAATCTATGCTTGGACAACTTGCTGTGGGACAAGTTGTGATGAACAGAGTTGAGGATAAAAGATTTCCTGACAATGTGTGTGATGTAGTAACGGAAGCTGTCACATACAAAGGTACAGACAAACCTGTACTCCACAAGTGCCAGTTTAGTTGGTATTGTGATGGTCAAAAAGACGAGCCTGACTTTGATAGTAAAGAATGGTGGGATGCAAAAGAATACGCATCTATTGTTTTATCAGGTACGATTATGCTTGATGTTACTGAGGGAGCTACGCACTACCACGCAACATACGTAAGACCTTCATGGGCGAGAACAAAAACAAAAACTACACGAATAGACAGACATATTTTTTATAGGTGGGAGAAATGAAATTAACTTTACTTTGTACACTTTTAATGTTACTATCTAGTTGTGAGATGATACTATTTTTATAGGAGAGAGAAATGGCAGACAATCCACATCAAGCGTGTCCTTTTGAGGACTGTGGTTCTTCAGACGCATTCAACTGGAATGACGATGGCTACGGCTTCTGTCACAGTTGTGGTGAGTCCTACCCTAACAAGCACAGACTACCTGTGTTTGATTGGGCAAAGCAAAGTTACCCATTAAAGAGGAGAGAAAATATTATGATGAAAGAAGTTAAGGGTGTTACCTATGATGACATCAGGGGGATAGACCCTGAGATTTGTAAGCTGTATGGTATACAGATACAAACAGACGCAGACGGTAAGCCTGTCCGATATGCTTACAAATACCCACACACTGTCAAGTACAGAGCCTTTGATGATAAGTCTAAGACTTGGATAAAGGACAAGGGTGTGGGCATGAATCATTTGTTTGGTCCTGAGTTTAATTCTAACTCCTCTAATAAACTCTACGTGACCGAAGGGGAGTTTGATGCAGCAAGTCTTTACCAGATATTAGGTCAGAAGTTCTTTGTTAAGTCACTCCCCTCTGCGTCTATAGGCGAGAAGTTTATCAAGCAGAACTACAACTATCTCAACTCCTTCAAAGAGATTATCTATGCAGGTGAGTTAGATGATGCAGGACGCAGAAGTGCAGAGAAGTTGTACGAATCTTTTCCCACCAAGCTATACTATGTGCCGATGTCAAAGTACAAAGATGCTAATGAGTTTCTCATGGCAGGTGATGGAGAAGAGTTGAAGTGGACGGCTCTCAAGCCACAGAGATATTCTCCTGACAACTTCTTCTGTTCCGATGAAGAGGTAGCACAGGCTATACGCACAGAGAATCCCTATGACTACACTCCGACAGGACATACAGGTCTTGATGACAAAATTCGTGGTATAGTAAAGGGTGGCTTGACGTTCCTAAAAGCACCAAGAGGTACAGGTAAGACCGAGGTGATACGTTATTTTGAGACAGGATTGCTGAAGAATCCAGACACTAGGATTGCTCTCCTGCACATGGAAGAAATGCGAAGTACAACGTATCGTGCTATGGCTACCTACCATCTTGGTGTGAACGTCAGGACAAAGGACGATGCACAAGAGAACGGTGTCTCCGAAGATGATGTGGTCAAGGCTGCCCTTGAAGCAACGCAGGGAGAACGCACAATAGTATTCGAGATGCGTTCACATGATGACCCTCTCAAACTACTGGAGTACACACGGCTTGCGTCCACCGTCTACGGTGCAGAGTATATATTTGTTGACCATGTACAGAGACTTGCCTATCTTAGTCAGACAGGTGTTGACGGTGCTACCTCTGTGCTTACATCTCTTGGTGCAAGAATGGCACAGCTTTCTAAAGAATTGAACATAGGTGTTGTATTTATATCACAGGTCAACGATGATGGACGTACTAAATATGCGTCATCTCTTGAAGAGGAAGCTATCATCTGCATTAAGATAGAAAGGGACGTAGAGAACGAGGACACTACAGTTCAGAACACTACTGATTTTATTGTAGATAAGAACAGACCTTTTGCTAGACTTGGCAGAGCAGGTAGTGTATACTATGACCCTGAGACAACACTCCTCACAGAGGATACAAGAGATAGGGAGAGAAACGTAGCATGATAATATTTGATGTAGAATCAAACGGACTTCTTGATGATGCAACAAAGATACACTGTCTGTCGTATATTGATACAGATAGAGAGAAAGATATTATTACACTATACGACTATGACGATATGAGATTATTGTTTTCTGTAAAGAAACACTTTGTTGGTCACAATATAATACGATATGATATACCTTTACTGGAGAAGTTATTAGATATTAAGATAGATGCAAGACTATACGATACGTTACCTATGTCTTGGGTTATGAACCCTACACGAAGCAAGCATGGATTAGACAGTTTCTTTCCTGACTTTGGGATAGAGAAACCAAAGATAGATGATTGGAGCAACTTGTCTATAGAAGATTACTCTCACAGGTGTGAAGAGGATGTTAAGATTACACAAGCACTTTGGAATAATCTTCTACAAAGATTCATGGTGCTGTACAAAGATAAGAAAGAACTAGATAAGTTTTTTAAATACTTAGAGTTCAAGATGGATTGTGCTAGGCAAGCAGAGCATTCAGGTTGGAGAGTTAATGTTGACCTAGCCAAGAAGTGCGTTGAAGAGTTGACAGAGTTACAGAATAAAAAAGTTACAGAACTTATAGATGTTATGCCCATGAGAAAGCTATACAGAGTACAGAGCAAACCAAAAGTGTGCTATAAGAAAGATGGCACTCTCTCTTCTCACGGTAGAAGATGGTTTGATTTGTTAGAAGAGCATGGTCTTCCAGAAACATACGACAAGGATGTGACAGTTGTTAAAGGTGCAGAGGAAGCCAATCCAAACTCCACTGACCAAGTAAAAGAGTGGTTGTATTCTTTGGGTTGGCAACCTTGTACATACAAGTACAATAAGAACAAAGAAACAGGTGAAGAGAAGAAAGTAGAACAGGTTAGACTCAACGGTGAACTGACAGAGTCTGTAAAGCTATTAGCCAAAGACAATCCTGCTGTGCAGGTCTTAGACGGTCTCACAGTTTTACAACACAGGCTAGGTATACTTAACGGATTCGTTGAGTGTGAACGTGACGGATACCTACGAGCAGAGATAGATGGACTTACAAATACCCTACGTTTCAAGCATAAGAAACCTCTTGTCAATCTCCCATCAGTAGAGAAGCCTTGGGGAAAGGAGATACGCAGTTGTCTTACAGCACCTCAAGGCTCTCTCCTCTGTGGAGCAGACATGACCTCA